GTCTATCAATCTGATGGACGTACCGACAACCTCAAAGACCAACACATGGGATGGTGAATCAACCTGCACAGAACGGCTTCTGTCAGTAGCAAATCTGTGGGGCTGTGAAATCTACTACTCATTCGTTATTGAGGGCTTACAGGTCAAAGAAAGAGTAGTCAATGTAATTGAGAAAAGGGGCAACCAAGAAGCTATCCCACAGTTACGGCTGAACTACGATCTAAAGAAAATCTATTGGAAAAAGTCTATCGCAAATTTAGTGACAGCCATAAAGGTAACAGGCGGTACACCACAGGATTCAAACACACCTATAAACCTTGTCAATTACACCTATTCATACACTGACCCTGTGACGGGTGATGTGTACAAGGTAGACAAGGCAACAGGACAGATGCGGAATGTAACGGCTATGGCTAAATGGTCATCTGCTATAGATCCAGACGGATTGTGGGTAGGCTCGTTTGAATATGATACGTTGGACAAGCCTACATTGGCAGGGCAAGCGAGAGCATACCTGCAACGGCATTCGCAGGTTGAAGTCAACTATGAAGTAGACTTTGAAAAGTTACCAGACGATGTTCAAATCGGTGACAGGGTAAACATCATAGACGAGAATGGCGAACTGTATTTAGAAGCAAGGTTATTAAGAATCGAAACCTGCGAAGCTGAAGACACACAGACCGCCACTATTGGTGAGTACCTGTTGAGGGGTAGCGGTATATCCGACAGGGTGGCACAGCTTGCATCAGATTTGGCTAACGCAAGAGCAACCGATAAAGTCATTCAATCACAGATGCAGATAATAACTGACACTGTGGATTCACTGTACACACTTGAAGTAGACAGTGATGTGGTTTTGGGTATAGCGCACCTCACAGCAAGACTTCTGAACGGCAAGACGGATGCAAAAACCAACTACGATCCGTCATGGTTCAAGTGGATTTTAAGAAGTGATGAGGGCGAAAGACTATTAGGCAGAGGGTACACAATAGATGTGGACATGAACATCATAGGGTACGCATCAACCATCCTGTGCAAGTTTATCAGACCACAGCTTTATGACCTTACTGACCACAATAACAATGTCATCACAGACGCAAATTCTGACCCTATACAAGTGTCTTTTGCGGGGATTTACAATCAGCCAACTGTAAGAAGAAACCTGCTTAAATCAAGGATTTTGAGGGCTACAACGGAAACGGGTGACCCTACATTGGCAAGGGAAGTAAACCTGTATGAAGAGGATGGGCTAAACAAGGCATTAGCAAGCACACTTCAGTATTTCTGGACAGAAGAAAGCGGTGACGATGCAGGTGCGCACATAACCGAAAAAACAAAAGAAGAGTTTTTGACAGACCCTAAAAATGGCGGTGGCAACCTGCTTGCAAGAACAGACGGAATAACCATAAGGAATGGGCTTACAGATTTAGCATCATTCAAGGCAGAGAAAGCCACACTTGGTAATGAAGAGAGAACACACCTTGACATCACACCAAGATCAATGAGCCTTAAGGCAGGTAACGGGGAAAGCTATGCGTTCATGGGGCTTGATAATGGCGCAGACGGGCTTGCAAGGGTAGTTTTCAACTTGAATGCATCCACAGCCACAATCATCAATTCTTCTTGGCATATCGTGTCGATAGAAGATGCGGTGTATTCAGATGGCACAGATGCAACAGTAACGATTGGTGCGGGCGGTAAAACTTTCATTATTACAGACCGCAAAAACCTTGCGCTGTCCATCTCATACACAACCGACACACCTGCGCCATACTACACATTTGGCACAAGGAAGACAGGCAGGTACGGCTATTTCTCTGTTGCGATAGGCAACCGCCATTCAGTGGCATCACAGAGCAGTGCTTGCGTTGGCGGTGCAAACAACACTGTCCGTACAAGAGCGGGCAATTCTGCGATCATTGGCGGTGAGAGCAACACCATTGGTGAGGGTGCGGGCAACGCTGTTGTAGCAGGTGGCTACGGAGCAACTGCAACGGGAAATGGTAGTTTTGCACATGGTAATGGCGTTACGGCTAACGGAAATTCCCAAACTGTGCTTGGTGTCTACAACATCGAACAGGGAGAGCCAGACAGCATAGCATGGACAGACCATGCATTCATCATCGGAAACGGCACAGCTAATGCACGATCTAACGCAATGGCTGTGACTTGGGCAGGTAATGTCACCATTGCAGGTACTCTGACACAATCTTCAGACAAACAGCTAAAAGACCACATTGAGTATTTAGGTGAAGATGCGTGTGATTTCATCCGCAAGCTGAAACCTGCGCACTACACAAAGGATGATGAGAGCCATGTGGGATTTTATGCACAGGATGTTGAAGCCGTAGACAAGTGGGATTGCATGACGGGTGAAATGAATGGTTACAAGACTTTGGGCTACACAGAACTCATAGCACCATTGGTTGCATACTGTCAGCGACTTGAAAAACGTATAGAAGAACTTGAGAAAGGAAAGTGAAATGCAGATCCATGAACTTGAAACCTTTGCAGGTACACCATCAGCAACCGACTACATAGCGGTAGATGATGGTACGGAAACAATGAAGATACCTGCCACAAGCGTAGGAGCGCAGTACAGTGCGATGACACCTGCACAGGCTGAAGCGGGTACTGATACGGATGCAAAAGTCATATCACCTGCTGTGCTGAAATCTGCCATAGAAGCATTAGCACCTACACAGACAGCATCAGATGTCCCTGCTGAATTTGGCACTACCACAACAGTACAGAGCGCACTTGATTCACTTGGATACGATTATGTAGTTTCAGAGAGCGCATCAAACGGATGGTATTGGCGTAAGTGGAACAGTGGAAAAGTAGAAGCGTGGGGCAATAAGGGATTGTCTGCTGTTGCGGGTACTGCTTGGGGTTCTCTGTACTACCATGATGGTTCAATAGACATCCCAAGCGGTATATTCTCATCCGCACCAATAAGGGCGTATGCGACTTCATCAAACGCACAGTGGATGGTAGTGGGTGTTACATCATTGACCACTACAAGAGCAAACCTGCGCCTTGTTAAGCCTGTAGCAACAGCACAGGCTATAGCTGTTCACTTATATCTCGTTTCATTATAGAAAGGACAACCATGAACACAGGAACAAAAGTTAGGACAATCGCATTTGCAGTTGCATGTGTCAATCAAGCCATCGCATCAGTAGGTGCGGTGGATCTCGGCAACGCAACCGCCAATCTTGTCTACAACATCATCTCACTTGCTTGCACTATCTGTGCAGGTGCGTTCGCACTGTACTACAACAACGATTTCACTGTTGAGGGTCAGACAGGCACACAGATAACAAGAGAGATGAAAGCGCTCAAAGACTATCAAGGGGAAACAGTGGAAGAACCTGCTGACTCCTATATAGATGAAGATTATGAGGTGTTTGACTATGGGGAAGAATAATACAGAATTACTCAAGTTAGCACAGGCTCATCTTGGGCAGGGCGGTACGATCTTCAACCGATACTGCAATTCAAGCGGTTATTGGTGCTGTGCATTTGTAACATATATGTTTCATGAGGGCGATGACAGCCCTCTTTTTTATGGCGGTAAAAAGGTTGTTTACTGTCCAACTGCAATCAAGTGGGCATCTGCAAATCTTGCTATGATCCCGCCTTATCTTGCTCTGCCAATGGACATTGTTTTCTTTGATTGGAATGGCAATGCATTACCAGACCACATAGGCTTCATCAGAGAAAGAAAAAGCTGTGATGAGGTCTATACTATTGAGGGAAACACAAGCGGTGGAATAGTCGCACAGAAGACAAGACCTGTTAAATACATACAGGGCATCTACAGACCGCACTTCCCTGCCAAATTCGACATATCCAAACCACTGACCATTGATGGGCTGTTTGGCTATAGCTCAATAGCCATGCTTCAGAAAAGGCTTGGCTTGCCGATAGATGGAATATTAGGCAAAGGCACAGTGAAAGCCCTACAGAGATGGGCAGGTGTCGCACAGGATGGTGCATGGAGTGCAAAGACATCCAAAGCGATCCAGAAGAAACTTGGCGTAAAAGCAGATGGCTATTTCGGTGCTGATTCTGTCAAGGCACTTCAGAGATGGTGCAATTATGGAAATACCATCTCAAAGATGATGCAAGCCTGTATAGATCAATCCGTATGGATGAAGAATTCTAAATACGGATGGCGTTCACATCCTACAATCGCCAACTCAAAGGAAGAGGGTACATGTGTTACATATGTAGCTTGTGTACTTCAGCGACTTGGGTATCTTGCAAGTGGCAAGTTTATTTGGCAGGACGGCAGAGGATATGGTGACGGCAAAGTCTACGGCACTACATCCAAAATGAAAGTCACCTATATGCACAACAAGCCACTGAAGTCGCTTAAGAACATCCTTAAGAGCGGTGACATAGTTTTGCTTGATGACAACAAGAGTGGCAAGCAGGGTGGCGGTGGTCACATCTTCATTATTGAGGGCAGATGGAAAGGTGATGACCCTTACATTTGGGACAACGAAACCGCATACAAGGGGCGTAAATCTCGTTTGTATAACGGCAACAGAAAGGTACTTGCCATAGTAGAGGTGTAGGACGGTGGAAATCATGACAATAGCACAAAGCATCATATTAGGTATGCTTGCTTCAAATGGTCTGTTTGCATTCATCACTTTCCTCATCTCCCGTCACGATCAAAAGAAAGAAACACCAGAGAGGATAATGCTGAAAGCACTTGGCGCAGATAGGCTCGGTGTTCTCTTAAGGGATTGGATGCACTCTGACATAAGATTGGCGAGTGATTGGAAAACGATAGAAGACCTGTACAACGGCTATATAGCCTTGGGCGGTAATTCGGAAATCAAGAAGCTATACAAAGAAGCACAGGACATACCAACAACGGAGTAAGACATGGAAGAAAGAATAATAACATTTACTGCGGATGAGCAGGGATTAGTAAAAACAGGTGGCATATCGCATTATGCTTCAGATACCATTTCTTATATCAAAGCGGTATTCACTTTAGGTGAAAATTGGCAGGGGTTCGATGAGGTAAGAGCGGTATTCAAAACATCTTATGTATGCAAGAAGGCTGTGCTTAATTCTGTTGGTGAGTGCATAGTGCCATTTGAAGCACTTATGCACAAGGGTGATGTAAGGGTAAACCTTGTTGGTTCTATCTACACTGAAGAAGAAATAGCAGACAGGCTTACAACTTACTCTGTAAGCGCACTCACTATTGATGAAGATGTTCCTGTATGCGGTGACACATCAACGCCACTTACACCAAGCGAATACGAGCAGTTTGTAGCCAAGGTCGCAAATGATGCTAACAGAGCGGAAGCGGGTGCTACGGCATCGGAATCGTCAGCTAATAGTGCGAAAACATCAGCAGATGAAGCAGAGGTATCGGCAGAAAACGCATCCGAATCGGCATCTGCATCAGCGATCAGCGCAAGTGATTCGGCAATGTCTGCAACGGCATCAGCAGAGTCAGCACAGAGCGCATCTGAATCAGCACAGAGTGCAAGTGATGACGCAGACAGAGCAGAACAGGCAAGTGCAAATGCAGGGTATATGTTCTTCCACATAGACGAGAGAGGGCATCTTATCTATGAGAGAACGAGCAACACACAAGTAGACTTTTATCTTCAGAACGGACATTTATTCGTGGAGGCGGTAGCATGATAAACAAAGATTTAGGAATGGTCACAGCATACGCATATGCAGTAGTAGGCGGTTATACTGGAACTGAAGCGCAGTTTGAACAGCTGATGGCAGACCTTGCAATCGAGGTAGAGGAGTTCGAGAATTTCAGAGTCGAGGTAACTACACTCCCTGCGGGCTCAAGCGCAACTGCATCATACGCTGATGGAGTGCTGTCACTTGGCATCCCAAAAGGTGACAAGGGCGATAAAGGTGACAAAGGCGATAAGGGTGACAAGGGCGATAAAGGCGATACTGGTGCAAGGGGTGACACTGGTAACGGAATCCAGTCAATCCAGCTTACATCGACAGTCGGTGCGGTAAAGACTTATACCATCACCTATACAGACGGAAATACCACTACCTTTGAGGTAACAGATGGAGAGGTCACTGACGCATCACTGGCAGAGGTACTTGAGGACTATGCAAGGATTGACGGCTACTACTCCGACCTCACCGCAGGTGACGCAGAACAGCTTATATCAAGTATGTACGTTGAGGACTCTGTACCATACAAATTCCGTACTACGGGTGGTTCAGCGGATGTCGGTAACAGAGAATACGTTGACGCTATCGTAGGCGGTACTATTGCGTGGAATCAGCTGATTGGTTCACTCGAAGCGACAAGCACAGTGAGCGGTGTGACCATTACAAACAATTCAGATGGCTCGCTGACGCTTAACGGCACGGCTACCGCAAGGGCTTCAAAGGTAATCTACGGCGGTGTGCAGGTTACGCCAACACACAAGTATTTGCTCACTGGCTTTAAGAAACAAGGCACGAACACTTCTTATTTGGGCTTTGGTGGTACTACCGTGGACAGAGGGAACGGCGGTATTTTCAACATGCCGTCTGTAACTTCAGTAAATGTGCGCATTGACTTCATTGAGGGCGATACCTTTAGCAATGTGAAAATCTACCCTCAACTCCACGACCTTACTCAGATGTTCGGCTCTACCATAGCTGACTACATCTACTCAATGGAGCAGAGCAACGCAGGATCGGGAGTCGCATGGTTCAAGAAGCTGTTCCCTAATGACTACTACGAGTACAACGCAGGTGAACTGATGTCTGTAGAAGGGCTTCAGAGCCATGATATGACTGGGTTTAATCAGTGGGATGAAGAGTGGGAAGTTGGTGGCATTGATGTTATTACTGGTGAGCCGTATGCAGATACCAACATTATTCGCTCAAAAAATTTTATCAATGTACTTCCATCCACGAAGTATTATGTGGGGTCAGATAGCGTTATACATGAATTGTATTTATATGATGAAAACAAGAATTATAAGTACAATGCTGTTAATTATGCGTCTAACAACGGCTTGTTCACTATACCAAGTTGGTGCAAATATATAAAATTCAGATGCAAGCAATCATACGGCACAACCTACAACAACGACATCTGCATCAATCTCTCTTGGAGCGGTTGGCGAAACGGAGAGTACGAACCGTATCAGAAACACTCATATCCTCTTGACTCAAGTCTGACGCTCCGTGGTATTCCGAAACTCGATAGTCAGAACAATCTGTACTATGACGGCGATGAGTACGCTTATGATGGTACGGTGACAAGACGGTACGGCTATGTGGACTTAGGCACATTAGATTGGATTCAGCACTCGACTTATTCGCATATGTTCTATGTGAGTGCAAGTAGTATGAATTTAAAACACAGTGGTTCTGACTTCGCTTATGGTATTGTTACATCAAAGTACAATGTTGTCACAGGGAACGCAAGTGTAACAGCATCAACATATCTTGATTCAAGTGCTAACGGAAATTTGTACCTTGCTCCAAGAGCATGGTCAAGCACTCCATACATCGTCGTGAATGATTCGTCATACGCTACAGCAGAAGCATTCAAAACAGCCATGAACGGTGTATACCTTGTCTACGAACTCGAAACCCCGACTACCGAAACAGCAGAATCATATCAGCACATTCAGATTTGTGATGACTTTGGAACGGAAGAATTTGTATCAACAAGCATCGTACCAGTCGGACACAATACAGAGTACCCTGCAAATCTGCGTGACAAGTTACAGCATCTTCCAGACCTCGCAGATAATGACGGATACTACATGATAGGACAGACCAACAAGCAGATGCACCTTGAACTGTTCCGCATCCCGAAAGCACCGACAACTGACGGTACTTATGTACTCAAGGCAACAGTCAGCGGTGGTACTCCGACATATACTTGGGAAAGTGAGGTCTAAAGATGAATAAGATAATACTCTATAACGTAATCGACACACGCACAGACAAATTCCACTCTGTAGTTATCGTAAGACAGCGTGACGCAAAGTGGTTCGTAAAAGCCGAAGAGGAAACGGAAACGGCTGATACGGAAAGCATTTGATCTAAATTCGATGTGGAATCCATCACAGGTCTGGGCATTACCTGCCGTGATAGTCGGTGTCCTCTCATTAAAAGAGTCTACCTTAATTGGTAGGCTCTTTTTTTGTGCTATAATTAATCAGAAAGGAGATTGTTATGTTGTACAACCATACTATAGAAGAACTGTTGCTATATGTTAGTACAACACTTCAACAACCTCTAAATCTTCATTGATGTGTATTTCTTTTATAAGATTCTGCCAGAATGCTTTTCTGTGTTTGGCATCAAGCATCTTATACACATCTTTCCAACCCTTTGTGAACACTTCTTTTTTAGGTGTTTCCTTTGAAAGTGAAGCTATCTTCTGTTGTAGATCCGCAGACTTTCTCTTATATTCCTTTTCAGAGATGTTGCCCATTAGGTAAATATCATTCAGCCGTTTCAGTTGGTTTCTGTATTTCTGCGGTGACTCTTTCTTTTTATCATTCATAGTCACATTTACCTTGAAATCAGATTCAATGTTATCTAACAACCATGATTCCATTTTCTCTTGGTTTATCAGTTTCCTAAAATCACAACTCACTCTATCTGGACACCTGTAATAGTGGTACTTTTGCTGATATGCACTTGACATCTTCCTACCGCATTTAGGGCATCTTATCAGACCACTAAACAAGTATTGTCTGTTGGTGGGTGATTGCTTGTGATGTGAACTCAATATGCTCTGTATCTCATCCCATTGTGCTTCAGATATGATAGGTTCACAGTATGCCTTATTCCCTCTATATTCGCCTTTTAAGATGGGATTTCTTAACAATTGATTGATTGTGTAGTGGGTGTAGTGTTTGCCGTAAGAATCGAAAATATAGCGGATGGTTTCTGTGGTGGATCTATAAGTAAGGAAGTGCTTGAGCAGGTCTTGCAGTTTCTCTTTATCTTCACCAAAGGCTATACAACCATCTACTATGGTATATCCCCAAGGCACTCTGCCACCTAACACTTTCCCTTGTAGCACCCTCTGCTCTTGCACATCTCTAATTCTTTCAGATGTCCTGTCTG